ACAGAATACGTTTTTGATAAGTATGAGAAGCCTTCAAATTATGACTTTCTTTTATCTTTACAAGCAGTTATAAATCAAATTTCATTTCAAAAACTCAAGATCGACTTGACTTCGATGAACAAAAAAATCTACGATTTCAAAGTTAAACAGATAAAAGAAAAGATCCAGAAGACGTCACCCTACATAAAATATGATGTCTTTGGTACAAAAACAGGCCGGCTCACCACAAAAAAGTACAGCTTCCCTATTTTAACTTTGGCAAAAGAATATAGAGAAGTGATAAGACCAAACAATGATTGGTTCGTAGAGTTCGACTTTAATGCAGCGGAACTTCGCACCCTCTTAGCCTTGTCTAACAAGGAACAACCTCTCGAAGATATTCATGCTTGGAATGCCAAGCATGTTTACAGTGGAGAAACAACAAGAGACGAAGCGAAGAAAAGAATATTTGCATGGCTTTACAATCCAGAGTCAAAAGATGGTAAATCTAACAAAACTTATGACCGTGACTTTGTTTTAAAAAAGTATTGGGATGGTGAACAAATACACACGTTTTATGATAGAATTATTACTGCTGATAAACATCACGCCTTAAATTATATAATTCAGAGCACGACTAGTGATTTGTTTTTGAGGAGGATGATTAAGGTGCATGAGTTTTTGAAAGACAAAAAGTCAAATATAAGTTTTTCTATTCATGACAGCCTTGTAATTGATTTTTGTGATGATGAGAGGTATGTGATTCCCGAGATTAAAAAGATCTTTTCAGATACAGAACTAGGAAACTTTAAAGTGAATATATCAGCAGGTAAAAATTTTGGAGATATGAAGAGGTTAAACATATGAAAGTATACAACAAATTAATAAGAGACAACATTCCGTCTATAATGAGTGCACAAGGCAAAAACTTTAGAACCCACGTAGCAGAACCAGAGGAATACAAGGTCAAACTTAAAGAGAAATTGATCGAAGAAGTCAATGAATTTTTAGAAGACCCTTGCTTGGAAGAACTAGCAGACATCTTCGAAGTATTTAGTGCTCTCGTCGGCGCCATGGATTATTCTCAGGATGAACTGGCTCAGTGTATGAATAGTAAATCTGATGAAAGGGGCGCCTTCGAGTCTAGGATTATTTTAGAGACCGTAGAAGAATAAAATGGAAACGATTATTGGACTAGGGAAGACTGGTTGTGCCATCGCAGACCATTTTGCGCCGTATGAGCAATACAACATATATAAGATCGGCTTAGGCTTAAAGGGCCTTAAGAAGAATGGGGTTTATGATTTTCCAAAGCAGACCAGCCCAGAGGATTATGAAGCAAAATGCCCAAACATGAAAAACTTTTTTAAGAATTGTTCTGGAGAAGTTTTGTTCATTGTGGATGGTTCCGAAGAGATTTCCGCTGCAACCCTGAGGGTCTTGGAAAATATTAAAAAGAAGAACTGCCTCATTAACATATTATATATAAGACAGGACATGGAGTTTTTCTCAAAATCTTCTCAGATGACAGATAGGGTTGCTTTCAGTGTTTTGCAGGAGTATAGTAGATCGGCTGTTTTTGATAGGATAATCTTAATCAATGTTCCAAATGTGGAACCCATGGTTGATCAGCTACCAATGACGCAACAACTTGATGCTGCACATAATTTAATTGCTTCGACTATCCACATGATTAATGTCTATGATCATATCGATTCTGTTATTGATACATTCTCTGACCCTCCTCATTCAGCGCGCTTAGCCACAATAGGTTTAGGCCAAGTTGATAATGAAATAAGTTTCTTTTTTCCACTTGACAAGACGCGTGAAATAAGGTATTATTATGGTATTAATAAAGAAAGATTAGACTCGGAGAAAGGCCTCTTGAAGAAAATAAAGGAACAACTCAAAGAGAATAGTCAAAAAGGAACAAGAACAAGTTACGGAGTTTATTCAACAAATTATGAACAAGACTATGTTTACACACTTGCACTGAGTTCCGAAATTCAAAAAGGATAAAAAAAATGTCAGAGAGAAAATCAATAAAAGCTTTCCAAGGAAAGTTTGTAAAAAAGAATGGTGACCAGAGAATAATGAAGTTTGTCAAGATCTCGGATCTTCCAAAAACTTTTGTCGAGTCTAAGATTAAAGGCACCACCAAATCAAAAAAGCTTCAAGAATCATGTGAAGTGGTTTGGGAAATAGACACAGGTTTCAGGGTGTTCAACTGGGCAACCGTCGTTGGAGAAGTTCAAGAATTTTTTGTTGGAAAAAATGAACTTTTATCTTGACAAATATAATTTATTATGTTATTCTACGAATAGGCAAAATAAGATATTCGTTACTTTGTCTTTAATTCTTAGAAAGGAGAGCTATAAATGAGAGTAGAAAAATCTCAACGTAATGGGAAGTGGATTTTCGTCGATCCCTTCGGCGGAAGGAAATCATACCCATCTAAACAAAAGGCTTTGAGCGCGGCCAGAAATTTCAAACCGTATTCATCTCAGCTTTTTAAATATGGCGAACTCGTGAAGGGTGAAAGTTTTGAGGCTGTTCGTAAGAACCAGCGCTATACACTGGAACTCGCAGGCGTTGTTCGACATTCATTGTTGTGGCGTTATCCCGCCACTAACAGACTTTATACTTCAGAGCAGTTTGCCAAAGATGTTTTGGGCATCTCAAAACTAGAAGCCCGGAGCATCCGCAGAAAAAAAACTGGCCTGACTTTAGAGGCTACAAAAAGTGAGTTTCTTTCCCGTGCGGAATGTGACCTCTACGTAGATAATGAGGAGACCAACAACACAGTACATGTCCCCTCAAAACAACCGGATCTTTTTGTTGTTGAACCAAACACTGTAACCGCTCAATCGGTCGCAGACAAATTTGTTCGAGATCAAAAAAATCTTGCAGAAGCCCTTGTTCGGGGCTTGACAAGCCATAGTTTTTATGGTATGCTCGAAGAGCACGACAAGATGGAACTTCTTCAAAGTTCCGTGCTAGGTGTTCAAGAACAAATTCTTAACACAATCAGTAAAGTGAAAAATTCGTCACTTTAACTTTAAACAAAGGAGTTTAATTATGGGTATTGACCTGAATAAAATGAGAAGCAAACTCACTAAATTGCAAAATAGAGGCGGCGGAGGCGATTCTGTCTTCTGGCGTCCAAAGGATGGGGAGCAAACAATTCGTATCCTCCCTACCGCTGACGGAGATCCGTTTAAGGATTTCTGGTTTCATTACAACCTAGGGGATAATCCTGGGTTTTTAAGTCCAAAGAAAAACTTTGGCGAGGATGATCCGCTTGATTCTTTCGTTCGCGAACTTTTCAATGAGAGCACCGATGACAGTATTAAGATGGCTAAAAATCTTATGGCTCGTCAACGTTTCTTCTCTCCAGTACTTGTTCGAGGAGAGGAAGGTCAAGGGGTTAAGATCTGGGGCTACGGCAAAATGGCTTATGAAAAGCTTTTGAGCCTGGTGTTGAATCCTGAGTATGGGGATATCACAGATCCCGAGGAGGGAACGGATCTTGTCATTCACTACGGTAAGCCTGCAGGGGCATCATTCCCGCAGACTAAGATTACCCCTCGGCGTAAGTCAACCCCTCTGGTAGAAGATGTCCAACATGCGGAAACACTTCTACAATCTATTCCTGAGTTCAACGATCTTTTTGAGCGCAAAACGCCCGATCAGGTTGGCCAAATTCTGGAAGAATATCTTGCCGGCGGCACGGATGCAGAGGAAAACTCTGTTGAAGAGAAAAAGTACGGCAAAACAAGCGATACAAATTCAGATGTATCAGAGGTCGATGCGGCCTTCAATGACCTTTTAGGTTCCTAGTTTTTTAACTGAACCTAAACTAAAGGGGGCACCGTCTAAACATTCCTCCGAGTACGGACGGGGCCCCCACTTGATAAATAATTAGAGGAGTAGAATGTCAAGCGCACGTAAAAAAACAAAAACTGGTAAACTCTCCATTAGTGAGATGCGCAGTATAATTAACAAAAAGGCGGGAATGGCTGTTGCACATAGTTTGCAAGAGAGTAACCCGACAGAAGTAAAAGAATGGATACCGACAGGTTCACGGTGGTTGGACTCGATCATATGTCGCGGAAAGCTTTCAGGCATTCCCGTCGGTAAGGTCGTTGAAATTGCAGGCCTGGAGGCCTCTGGTAAAAGCTATATGGCCGCCCAGGTGGCAGCTAACGCTCAGAAAATGGGCATTGATGTGGTTTATTTTGATTCAGAATCAGCAATCGACCCGGGCTTTTTAGAAAAGGCCGGCTGTGACTTGAGCACACTATTGTATGTCCAGGCACAATCGGTAGAATTTGTATTAGAAACAATAGAAGATCTCTTGGGAAACAATGAAACCCAAATGTTATTCATTTGGGATTCCCTTGCCTTGACCCCGGCCGTGAGTGACATTGAAGGAGACTTCAACCCGCTTTCTTCTATGGCAGTCAAAGCAAGAATTTTGGCCAAGGGTATGAGTAAACTAACGGTACCGATTGCCAATAGCCAATCAACTTTTTTGGTCTTGAACCAACTTAAAACAAACATCACAAGAAGCCCATCCGAGGCTCTTGTAGAACCTTACATGACGCCCGGCGGAAAGGCAATGATTTATGCTTATTCTCTTAGGGTGTGGCTCACTGGTAGAAAAGCAAAAGCTTCGTTCATCACAGATAATCGAGGTTTCAGAGTCGGCTCAGAAGTAAAGGCGACGCTGAAGAAGAGTCGTTTTGGCACTCAAGGCCGCCAATGTACGTTTAAAATACTCTGGGGTGACGACATCGGGATCCAAGATGAGGAAAGCTGGTTTGAAGCAATCAAAGGCACTGATCATATGAAATCTTCAGGTGCTTGGTACACATTGGACATGGGCAATGGCGAGGCAGTAAAGTTTCAGCCGTCTAAGTGGAAAGATAAAATTCAAGATGAAAAATTCCGAGCAAGAGTCTTGCAAATTATGGACGAAGAAGTTATCCTTAGGTTTGATAAACGTGAAGGCGAAGCAAACGAATATTATGATATTGAGGGGTGACCTGTGAGCAAAAAAACACCGAACACCCCCGAACTCACCAAGAAAAAACGGTTTCTGGAAGATCTCAAAGAAATATTTCCAGATAAAAAAATAGATTTGGCGCCTATAAAAATTAAGGGCAGCAAACAATATAAAGAAACCTTGGTCGTAGACGACAACAAAATGCCTACATGTTGGAGTCCTCCTTTAGAAAAGATTGAAACAGAGGATTCTTATAAAGCTCTGCTCGATTATTGTATCCGTGGTATTAAAGAAAACAAGTGGAAAAAAGAAGTAAAAAATGGCAAAAAATAGAATATTAGTAGTCGATGCCTTAAACATGTATTTTCGGTCCTATATAGTTGACCCAAGCTTATCAGCTAATGGCCAACCAATTGGCGGCGTTAAAGGGTTCTTGAAAATCTTACAGAAGTTGTTAAGAGAAACCAAATCAAATAGAGTTGTAGTTGTTTGGGATGGCCCTGGCGGTTCTAGGCGTAGAAAGTCGGCAAATAAAAACTATAAAGCCGGCCGAAAACCGCTAAGACTTAATAGAAGTATTCAAGGGTTGTTGAGCGAAAACGAAGAGTTAGAAAACAAACTGTGGCAACAGACAAGGACGATGGAGTACCTCAATATGATGCCAATAACTCAAATAATGATACCCGAAATAGAGGCCGACGATGTAATTGCTTATGTGACACAACTACCTTTATTAAAGGATGACCAAAAGATAATTGTCAGCAGCGACAAGGATTTCTATCAGCTTTGCGATGATTCAACTGTTATATTAAGACCCATCCAGAAAGAAATCGTTAATAAAAACAGGATTGTTGAAAAGTTCGGTATTCATCCAACTAACTTTGCCTTGGCTAGAGCTATAGCTGGAGATAAGAGCGACAACCTGCCAGGAGTCCCTGGTGTGGGTTTAAAATCCATAGCAAAAAGACTCCCGTTCTTTTCAGAAGAAGAGCCATGTGAAATTCCTTTTGTGGTTGATCATTGTCAAGAGATTGAGAGCGAGCTAAAAATGTACAGGAGTATAGTCGAAAACAAAGACCTTATCAAGGAAAACTATAAAATAATGCAACTATATTCTCCGAGCATCTCCCCTCAGTCAAAACAACACATCAAAAATTCTATTTTTAATCTTGATTGCAGCTTTAATAAGACTGAGATTATCAAGATGATGAATGAGGATACTTTTGGAGTATTTGACTGGAGCACTTTGTTCGCGTCGATGAGAAATATAGTTTTCGAAAACTGTTGACAAACTCTTCTAAATAAGATATAGTATTAACATGATAGAAGATAGGGTAGCAAACACAACGATACTTAATCAGTTAACCTTCGCGCCCGTAGTTCAGTAGGTTAGAACGCCACTCTTATAAGGTGGAAGTCCCTGGTTCAAGTCCAGGCGGGCGTACCAATTTCACAAAATATTAGAAAATGAAAAACAAAATTAAATTAATAACAATCTTGACAATATTATTTCAGGGATGTCTTGTACACCCCGTGCGATATCACGACAGGTTATACGATTATACCTGTGACCTGCCGCTGCCGACAAGCTCGCTACGCTATTGCGAGGGGGCATGCTGCACGTTTTATCAAAATGAGCCATTAAGTGCTCATTGCCCCAACTATCTTCAAACTTATTGTCTAGTTGACGATTATTCTTGCCAATGGGTTACCTTTGATAAGGAGTGCGTTAAATGTACACACTAGGAGGGCCTTTTGCCAGCTAATATTAACGAAAGTTTTTCTAAATTTGGAAAAGATTTCCAAGAAAAATTATGTCAGCTTATGATCGAAGACCGCACTTTTTGCGATCAGATTTTGGAAGTCTTTAATCTTGAGTTTTTCGAAATTAAATTTATCAGAGTGTTCGCTAGTAAGATCATCGATTTTAAAGAAGAATTCAACGCACACCCAACATATAAATCTTTGGCGACACTCTTAAGAGCTGGTTTGGAGGATGAAAATCCAGCAATACAAAAACAAACCAGAGATTTCTTTGCAAGGATATATAAGACAGAGATACCATCGCAGGAAAAAGAGTTTATTAAAAAAACTGCTCTGGATTTTTGTAAGAAACAAAAACTTAAGGAGGCAATGATTCAAAGCGCGAAGCTTTTGCAGACTACCTCCTTTGATGAGATCGCAACTATAATAAACGAGGCCTTAAAACTTGGGACTGATAATGATTTTGGCTATGATTATTTAAAAGATTTTGAAGAGAGGTGGATCCATAAACCTCGTCTTCCGGTAAGTACAGGCTGGCCTGTTATTGATGACGTTGCCTCCGGAGGGCTGGGAAAGGGAGAGCTTGGAGTTGTTATTGCCCCAACCGGCGCCGGAAAATCTATGGCTTTAGTACATTTAGGTACGGAAGCTATAAAACTTAATAAAAATGTGATACACTATACATTAGAGTTGGGGTCTCATGTGATTGCTAATAGATATGATAGTTGTATAACCCGGGTTCCGCTACAAGATCTGCACTCTTTCAAAGATAATATCTATGAAAAAATAAAAGATTTGGAAGGCGGATTGATCATCAAGGAATATCCTACAAAGAGTGCCACCCCATTAACTATCAAGAATCATTTAGAAAGGTTGAGGCAACGAGACATAAAGGTTGACATGATAATTGTTGACTACGCAGATCTTCTCCGTCCAGCCATAACAAGAAAAGAAAAAAGACATGAACTGGAGACTATTTACGAAGATCTCCGGGGGATTGCACAAGAATTTGAGTGCCCAATTTGGACAGCCTCACAGACAAATCGCTCCGGCCTAAATGCAGAGGTGATCACTATGGAATCCATATCAGAGGCATTTAATAAGTGTTTTGTTGCAGATTTTATCTTCTCTATTTCTAGAACCGTAGAGAACAAGGCATCTAATGGCGGCCGCCTATTTGTGGCCAAGAATCGCAACGGCCCAGACGGCGTTGATTATCCAATAAAAATGGATACTTCGAACGTTTTTATAGAAGTCTTAGAGGAAACGGAAGAAGAAAGAATGATCGTCAATACCGCGAAGGACCAGAAAAAACTTTTAGCAGAAAAATATAAAAATTTTAAAAATAGAGGGGAACTATGACAGTAAAATATAAAAAAGAAGAAGTTGAACAGGCAGCATTGGAATATTTTAATGGCGACAAGCTAGCTGCCAACGTGTGGGTCACTAAATACGCCTTAAAAAATAAGGGCGGTGACCTGATTGAAAAAACACCAGAACAGATGCACAAGAGGTTGGCCAAAGAGTTCGCCCGCATTGAAAAGAATTTCGGTGGAGACAGAAGCCTGTCGGAAAAAAAGATTTATAATTTTTTGAAAGATTTTAAATACATCGTACCACAGGGATCCCCGATGATGGGTATCGGCAACGACCATGTTAATGTTTCGTTGTCTAACTGTGTCGTCGTTGAATCTCCGGAAGATAATGTGTCCTCCATCATGGACTCTGGAAAAGAATTGGCCAATCTATTTAAACGTCGTTGTGGCGTCGGCTTGGACATATCTTGTTTAAGACCAGACGGCACACCGGTTAACAACTCTGCCGGCACCACCACAGGCGCCTGGTCATTTGCTGATTTCTATTCATATGTGTGCAGGATGATTGGCCAAAACGGCCGCCGTGGGGCCCTGATGGTCACCATGGACGTGAGACACCCTGACATTGAAAATTTTGTAACAATGAAACACGATTTGACGAAGGTGACCGGAGCAAATGTATCGGTTAAAATCAGTGATGAGTTTATGGAGGCTGTCAAGAGCAAAGGCAAGTTTACCCTTAGATATCCAGTCGAATCTGAAACCCCAGACCATGAAAAAGAGATCGATGCAAACGAACTTTGGAATCTGATTGTTGAGTCAGCGACAAAGACCGCTGAGCCTGGTTTAATGATGTGGGACAACATATTAAACAATTTGCCAGCCAATGAATACGCAGACCAGGGCTTTAAAACCTTGACGACTAACCCGTGCGGCGAGATTCCGCTCTCAGCATACGATTCCTGCAGACTCATCTCCATTAACCTTAAGAATTTTGTTATGAACAGGTTCACCGGCAAGGCAAAATTTGATTATGATAAATTTACCGAGGTTGTTTCTGCCGGCATGAGACTGTCTGATGACTTGGTTGAGTTGGAAATTGAGAAACTAGAGAAAATTATTGGTGTTTGTGACGCAAAGGACGAGAAACATATGTGGTCTAAGCTGCTAGAAGCCTGTAAGAATGGCCGTCGCACCGGCCTGGGTACCCATGGTCTAGCAGACGCAATTGCGAGCTTAAACATGAGATATGACAGCCCTGAGGCCCTAGAGGAAATCGAGAAAATTTATGAAACCTTGAAGGTCGCATCCTACGGAGAGAGCATCGAGCTAGCCCAGGAGAGGGGTTCATTTCCGATCTTCGACTGGGACACAGAAAAATCGAATTCTTATATTTCGAGATTGCCAAAAATTTTGCGGGACAAAATTTCCAGATTTGGAAGACGTAACATTTCCATCTTGACAAATGCGCCCACCGGTAGCGTTTCCATTTTGTCTCAGACATCTTCAGGCTTGGAACCCGTATTCAGAAACAGTTATACTAGAAGAAGAAAATTATCTCACGATGAAAGAGACCTTGAGGCGGATTTCGTCGATGATCTCGGAGATCGTTGGTTAGAGTACAAGGTTTTTCATCATAACGTCAGAGAGTGGCTAGAAACCATTGGTTCGACGAGAACAGAATCGCCAGATTCTCTACCAGACTTTTTTGTAACCAGCGACCAGATCGATTGGAAGAAAAGAGTGCACATCCAAGCGGCGATTCAGAAAAGTGTAGATCATTCAATTAGTTCTACAATTAATTTGCCAAAGGGCACGGATCCCGCCACTGTCGCTGAGTTGTACTTTTTAGGCTGGGAAATGGGTTTAAAGGGAATCACAGTGTATGTTGACGGCTCCCGCTCCGGAGTATTAGTTACGAATGAAGAGAATACAAAAGAGTTTCTTTCCTCCCAAGCCTTCCCACGCCCTGAAGCTGTTGAGTGCGACATTCATCACACCACGATCAAGGGCGAAAAATGGACAATTCTGGTAGGATTGCTCGATGGTCGCCCCTACGAGGTTATGGGAGGGCTCTCAAATTTGATTGAAATCCCCAAAAGTTTAACTAAGGGCGACCTAACAAAAATTAGGTTCAAAACAAAGGACAATCGTTATGATCTCAGGGTTGGTAAGAATGGTGATGAAATGGTTGTTCGTGATATCGTAAAATTGTTTGACAACCCCAACAACTCAGCTTTCACACGAATGATATCACTTTCTTTACGCCACGGAGCAAAACCAAGCTTTTTGGTCGAACAACTACAAAAGGACAAGGATAGTGACATGTTCAGCTTTGCAAGATGTGTTGCGAGAATCCTTAAGAACTATATTCAAAATGGGGAACAAGCATATTCAGACAAGGCATGCCCGTCTTGTAGTACTGAAAGTGGTTTAATTTATCAGGACGGCTGTGTTACCTGTTCGTATTGTGGATACGCCAAGTGCGGTTAATTTAAAAGAGGTATATAATGAGTTTTTATCCAAGAAATAGACATGTTTTGATTGAGATTATGGAGAATCAAAAAGAAGAAGCCAGGAGTACAGTTTTAGTACCAGAGGGCTATGGTG